ACCCAATTTGATCTTGGCAGGAGGCCCGGGCGTTGGTAAAACCACTGTCGCTCGGGCGCTCTGCGAAGAGATGAAAATGGATTATATCATTATCAATGGCTCCGAGGATAATGGTATTGATGTGTTGAGAAACAAGATGCGTAATTATGCATCGACAGTTTCTTTTGATGAGGGTAACAGCAAAGAGTTTGGAAAGGTGATTATCCTCGATGAGGCCGATTATCTACACCCACAATATATGCAACCAGCCCTGCGTGGATTTATCGAAGAGTTCTCTGCGAACTGTCGATTTATTATGACTTGTAACTTTAAAAATCGTATTATTGATCCGTTGCATAGTCGGTGTTCGACTATCGAATTTAAGATCAGTAAAAAAGATAAACAAGTTCTGGCAGGACAATTTTGGAAACGTGTTAAAACTATTTTAGACACCGAAGATATCAAATCTACTGATAAGGTGACACAACAGGTTGTAGTCAAATACTTTCCAGATTGGCGCAGAGTGTTAAACGAACTGCAGCGGTATTCTGTTGGTGGTGTGATTGATGAAGGTATGCTTTCGAATGTCGGTGAGGCAAATATCAATAACTTGGTAAATGCACTACGCGAGAAAAACTTTAAAGAAATTCGAGGCTGGGTTACACAAAATTTAGACAACGATCCGACAACATTGTATCGAAAAATATATGATGGATTATATACGAATATGGAAAGTGGTTCTATTGCACAGGCCGTAATTACCATTGCAGATTATTCTTATAAATCTGCATTTGTCGCTGATCAAGAGATAAATCTGGTCGCATGTCTTACTGAACTCATGGTCGATTGTGAGTGGAAATGAGTTATAACAAAAGTTTCGATCTAAACCTGCAAGAACTAGATATGATAGAACATTCTATGCATTATAGAATGAAAAGATTGTCCAGTAGATTGCTGACAGTAAAGAAAGAATCTAGTAAGACAGCAATACATGAGGAACTTGCAAATATAAACAAACTATTGGGAAAGATACATAATCAGAAAGAATGGTTCCGCCCCAGTGGTACATACATAAGTGGATAATATATTATGAACGAATTTGAAAGAAAAAGTCATGCCTATGGACGGGTTGCATTTCTTAGTATGCAGGCCTGCCGTGTAATGTGGAATGAAAATATGGAACATGCCGAGAGGGCAATTTCAAGAATTTTTTATGGTCAGGTTTTTAGTGCTGGTGCTATACAGAGTGGTTTTTCGACTATACCTAAAAACAAGCAAAAAGGCGAGAAAATGAGCGATGATCATTGTGCCAAACCTCAACAATTAGGCACATTTATCATGGATACAGAATATCTTTTAGATGACTATAAAGAGTTCTTTAAGGTGTTCCAAATGTGTAGGTTAGTTCATAAGACTACTTCTAAACAGAATCGTGATTTGCGTGAGGCTGGAAGAAAATGTAAAGTCAGTGTCGAACAGTCATACATTAAAAATGGATATAAATTATATAGAGGGAATAGTCTTATTGAAGAATATCCTTTAATACAAGTTCCTAATAATTTTCGTGAATGGGAAAATAAATTTCAAAAAAATCAAAATACAAGTACTTGTAAACCACGGAAGGTTTTAGACGATTTCGGCCTTGAAGTCTCGGTCTATGGCGAGCTCTTATGAGCTACGATCTATTCAAAGACTATGTACCCGCGATTTCCCATAACAAAAAGAAGTTGATGGATACCGCTGATGAGGAATGGGAGAAAAACTACAACGCTTATCTTATAAATCGAAACTTCTCTAACTATCAAGACACCATCTTATATGCAAATGAGATGAATATTCACAACACCGCTGATAAAAAACTACAGTTTGATTATTTACTAAATAGTGTTCGACCGAGGAAAAGATTTACACCTTGGCACAAGAAGACTGTTCATAATGATTTCGATATAGTGAAAGAATATTATGGATATAATAATAAAAAAACAGAGGAAGCTCTTACTATACTGTCAGATAGTGATTTAGACATTATTAGGAGCAAACTGAACAAAGGTGGATAAAACTGAAAATGTCTATATTAGAATCATTAGTGGAGGTGTCGCTTGACGATCAAGAGGACTTTCTAAAAATAAGAGAAACACTTACAAGAATTGGTGTGGCCTCAAAAAAAGATAAAAAACTTTATCAGTCGTGTCATATTCTGCACAAACAAGGAAAATATTATATTGTGCATTTTAAAGAACTCTTTAAGTTGGACGGAAAATCTTCTGATTTTTCGGAAAACGACAGGGCAAGAAGAAATACGATTGTAAATCTATTGAAAGAGTGGGAATTGATTGGTATTGTGAAAGAAGATGTTTTCGAAGACGCTCCTATATCACAAATTAAAATCATATCACATAAAGAAAAAGAAGAATGGGATTTAGTTCCTAAATATAACATAGGAAGAAAAAGGTAAAAAAGTGCAGACTTTCCAAGAATATCAAGAACAACAGGCATATGACGCACTAACTCCGGCAGAATTGCAAGAGGCGTCACTCTCAAGAGTTATGAGACATACAGAAAATCGTCCGATTTCTATTATTACTGCGTGGCGTAATAAAACCTCGCGTAAAGACAATGACTCACAAAATCGTAAGTTGATGAAAGATATTCGTGCAATGGGATTCGGCGCAATAAAATTGCAGGGTAAATATATTCAAGACTTTGGCACACCAGACGCGGCAACAGGCGATGGATTTGAAATTTCATTTGTTGTTGTTGGTAACGAAGGTGACACCAGTGGAAACATGCTTGGATTCGCAAAGAAAATGGGAAAAAAATATGGACAAGATAGTGTCTTGGTAAAGCCCGCCGGTGCGGATGAAGATGCAATTCTTGTCGGTACAAATGCAGCCGAATGGCCTGGACTAGGCAAAATAGAAAAACTTGGCAAATGGCATCCTAATAGGACTCCAGAATTTTACTCTAAAATGCGTGGCGGAACTTTTGCATTTGAAAGTTTTGAATATAGGGCCATGAAATCACCCTCTCGGAGACGTGAAAGATTATTTTAAATTATATACAGTGAAAGGATTAGATAATGACAAAATGGGCGGACATTCCAAAAACAACGAAAGATTTTTTGGCGGAAAATATTTTAAAATGTTATAAAACGAGAGAAACATCTCATATGCCAGAATACGGTTCTGAGAATGCAGCATGTTTCGACTTAAAGGCATCGATACAGGTAGGTGATACTATCTCTTATTATTCGTCAAGAAATGTGACAAAAAGAACGAGGTTGATAAAAGACCATACCCCACTAACACTTTATGGCGGAGACAGAATGTTAGTCCCGACAGGAATTATATTCGATCTTGAAGAACATCAATCTTTGAGAATTCATTCCCGATCTGGATTGGTTCTTAAACAAGGAATCGTAGTGGCAAATAGTGAGGGAATTGTTGATGCCGATTATGTTGAAGAAACTTTTGTTTTGTTGACAAATATGACTGATGGTAAATTTGATATTACTGATGGTATGCGAATTGCACAGGCTGAAATTGTTATGAACAAACAGGTACATTTTTCGGTTACAGAGACTCGCCCAGAACCCAAAACAGACCGCAATGGTGGATTTGGGTCCACTGGCGTATAACTTTTTTGATATTTTTTTGTGAATTTTGTTATTAGAATGTGAATTTTGTTATATATAGTACAGGATCGTCGATTCCTTCGCGCTTTGCGGTAAAATTGACACGGTGCCCATATGGGACCAAACGTAAACCTTGCTTAACAGGAGGAAATAAACATGGTTACGAATTTTAAGACAGACCCTTTTATGCGTTATAGTGTGGGGTTCGATAGGTTATTTAATGAATTGGAGCGTACATCGCTCACAACGCAAAACAACTATCCACCCTTCAATATTATCAGAGAGGACGATTCGTTTTATCGTATCGAAGTCGCTGTATCTGGATTCTCAGAAGATGAATTGAGTGTTGAACTCAAAGAATCTATTTTGACTGTATCTGGTACGGTTGCAGTAAGTGATATTGAGGCCGAATATCTACATAAAGGTATTTCGTCCAGAGATTTCGAAAGAAATTTTACAATAAATCAAGATGTGGTAGTCAACCATGCAAAAATTGTAAATGGACTACTAACTATTGAACTGGAACATATTATTCCAGAAGAAAAACGGCCCAGAAAAATTGAAATTGGTGCCGGTAAAAAATCAAGTAAGAAAACACTTCTTACGGAATAATTTAATTGGGGGGAGAAATCCCCCCACAACAACTAAAGGATGTTTAAAAATGGAAACACACGATCAATTGACAATCGAACTAGAACAGTATAGAATCGAAAATGAAAAGTTTCAAGCAGGAAACAAATCTGCTGGAGTACGCGCCAGAAAACATTTAAATGACTTGATGAAATTGTGTAAGACGCGCCGTGGAGAAATTCAAGATGAGAAAGAATGGATTGTAAAACAATGAATGATGCAGTAGAAGATGATCAAAATATCCTTTATAAAACAGATAAAGATAGTGAAGGAAATATTGATTTTTCTCCTGGCTTGCCGCATGATGGCCTCATGGAAGAAATTCTAAATAACAAAGAAATTGTGACTGCGAGCCCACATGTTGTTCAGAAAATTTTGAACATGGAATGGAAGTGGTTTGATAGAAGAATTATAAAGTGGTTGGGTGATACACCAAAAGCCCGACATTTACAACAACAAATTAAAAATCACATTAAAAATGAAAAAAAATGGATCCAAGATGGGGCCAAGGCAGAAGATGCCCAAAGGTATCAGGGATAATAGGAGATATAAAATGAAATTAGATTATTCGAATAGTTTGAGGTTACGGGCATTGATTCGTAAGTATGAATTTGAACGTGATGCGGCGATTGCAAACTTACAAGTTTATTTTGAAAATGCCGTTGGTGTTGGTGAACATGGAGATATTATTGAAGAAATGGACGTTCTGGTAGATCAATTAGAAGCCGCAGAAGGTAAATTGAAAACCACAATTTCATATTTTGCCAATATTCAACCACAAACCGCTCCACCCGCCGATGAAACTATAGAAAATGACAGTTAAGGTTATCAGACTCATATCTGGTGAAGAGCTGATGGGGAATGTTGAAGAGAATCCGAGCGGATATTTTGTTAAAAATGTCTGTCAGATTGTCACATCATATGCCGATACAACTTCTGCCACTGCTCGCGTAGGACTTGCGCCATTCATGCCATACACAAAATCTTCAGATGGTATAGCCTTGGGCAAGTCCTACGTTGGTTTCATTGTCGAACCGGTCAATGAATTGATAAATGAATACAACAAAGTATTTGGAAGCGGATTGGTTATGCCGCCTTCGAAACCGACAATACAAACTTCAAGTGGTAGTCATGGATTTGTTAAAATATAGTATTGACAAACTTTGAAGAATGTGTTAGAATGGGATAAATTATATTATGAGGCATTATGCACTTTTACACAAATGTACAGAATCATGGAAACAAGATTCTAGTTAGAGAATATAAAGACGGTCAACGACAAAAGTTGCGATTAGATTATTCTCCATCGCTTTTCCATGAAACGCGAGAAAGAAATACCAAATACAAATCTCTGGACGGAAAGACCTTGAAAAAAGTTACCTTTCCGTCCATTTCTGCCGCTCGGGGGAAACTTAAAGAGTCCGAAGGTATGACTGCTTGGTATGGAATGAACCAATTCATTTATCCATTTATATCCGACTATTATCCCGATGATATGGAATATGATCTGGATTTGATAAATGTTGCAAACATTGATATTGAGGTTGAATGTGAAAAAGGATTTCCACAACCAAGTGAGGCAATCGAGCGTGTCAATGCAATCACTCTGAAAACTGGAGCCCTTTATACTGTG